TCTTCCAAGAAATCTTGCGCCGTTCTTGGCTTAACTCACGAGCAAGGGTGCCCACCCACGCGCCGCCGGCAGCAATGGCCATTGTCACGGCTATATCGTCCAGTTTCATCGAAACGGCCAAAACGGCAGCATCTTGACGGCCAGCGCCGCCACCGCGCCCGAAATACCCGCTGCGGTGGCCAATACGTACCACCCACCCTTAGTTTGGTCCAAAACGGTTTGGAGCGCACGAAGGCGTTTTGTCACTTCGTCCAGTTGGCCGCTCAGGTGATCCACCTTGGCTTCCAGCTTTCCAAAATCGCGGGGGTCAATCGGCGCCATCAGTTAGGCACCTTTCGTTAAGATAAAGTCTGTGGCGCAACTGTTTGACATGCTGCCCATATCAGTTTCTCCGAAACGTAAAGACAAAAGCATCATCGGTAAGCACATTCAACGTATTTGTAACCACGACGGTAAATGAATTGGATGCTGTGATAACGCGCTCTACATTAACATTGTTGATGCTGTTTGCTGACGCCGAAACCCCATAAGCCGTTGTTCCGAGGTTGTGCGTGACCACATAAACCCCCGTACTTGATTTTGTGGAAGTCCATCCTCTCGGCAGCGAAAGCGCCGCCCCTGTGGATGAAACAGAACCCCCTCGAACGGCAGCGCCCCACGTTGCCGGGTCCGTAAATGCGGTGTCTGACCCAAACTGCCTTACCGTCGCATCGTCCACCGTGACGGACGCGTTAGATAGCCCAGATACCGCGATGTATCGACGCGCCGCGCTCTCGACGTATGAATTATACCCTTGGAACCCAGAAGACTTGACATCAACGGCAATGGAAGCCGTTCCGCCTACCGTCACCGATATGTTATTCGTAACAAAATCTGTTGAATCAATCCGGTTGAAGGTGCACGTATCAAACGAGTAGACGCAATTGTTTAAGGTGTGGTCGATATTTACATCTGCCGAGCCTTTGTTCTTCTCAAAATAAACCGATGTGAACTTAACCCCCGCTGCGCCTTCAGTGCCACCATTGACAATCTTGACGCCGCCTTGAAACCCAAAGGCTCCAGTCCCCCCGATGCCGTTGGCTTCAACCGCGCCGCCTATCCAGTTTAGCGTGGCTGGGGAAGTTATCAGAGCACCATATTCAGAGTTTATTCCGAGTTCTAAATCTGCAAAAGTGAGCGCGTTGGGCCGAGAAAAATCTGAATACTGCGCTATCAACCCTCTTTTACAGTTTCTAATCGTCATTCGGCTTAATGTGCTGGCTAAAAAGTCCGTCGCGTACAGCCCAATATCAAAGCCGTAAATGTGAATGCGCTCAAATTCACCCCATGCGTAATTATCAACTGCAATTCCAGTGCCGTTGCCTGCAAGGCCCGCTCGGTAAAGCATAAAATCTCGGAAGCATGTGTTGTACCCGACCTCGCCGTTTGCCGATATGCCCCCTCGCAAATCAAAAGCTGTGACGTTGCTATTCACTCGAATTATTGTGCTTGAGCCGGAACCGACAAGGCTTCCCCGAGGCGTGTCAACATACTGATGGGGGCTGCCCGTTTCATCAAAAAGGATCGTCCCCGAAATGGCAAACTGACCGTTTCCAAGTTTGCCGCAATACCCGTTTGCCGCGCACTCCGCCGCGAGGCGCTGCATAGCCAGGGTCGCGTCATAGACCCCATTATTCAGGTTCGGGTTGCTGTCGAAATCACCGATGCTCAAACCCTCTTGAAGCACGGTTTGGACGGATCGAACAACGGTAAGCGTTGCGGGGAACTTATACCCTATTTTTGTTGCGCCAGTCGCCAACTGAAGATTGGTTATCGAACCTATATTATCAACTGTCCAGATTTCAACGTCCGCAGCGGTGGTCAGTTTGAATTTATACAGTGGCGACCCTAACCACACTTCCGCTTCGCCACGCGAGTTTAGGATGATGGGGTTGGTGTTGAACGTCGTTTCGCTGGCGCTGGTGTACGTCGCCAGGGGTGTTGTCGTGCCGGCGGCGTAGGAATACAACTTGCCGCCCACCAGAGGGACGCCGTTAGCGTCGAAAAATTGTAGTTTTGGCGGGGGGCTGAGAACGGCCATTAAGTGTGCTCCTGCATTTACCTGGGGATAAAGGTCATTGTAGGGGCTACGGTGTACGTCACCCGCAAAAAGTCATACGCCGATAAAGGGAATACACCAGAAACGACCCCCGCACCATAGAAAGTTGCGTTGTCGCGCGAAAAAGCGATGGCCGACACCGCGCCGCCTGAAACAATCATGTTTCCGGGGCGACCGGACGTGTTCTGATACGTGTACGGCGACGCGCCAGGGGTTACGCCGGCGGGCAACAGGAACCGGCCTGGCACGTCCAGAAACGCCGGCGGGTCCAGCGTGTCAAACGCGCTTGGCCCCGCTTGCGCGGCTGGCGGTGCAAGCTGCGCCGCCGCGTCAAACAGCACGTCGGCGGTCGCTGGGGTGGCGGCGGGGGTTATGTCAGCGTAGGTCTGCAATGCTGCTAGGATCGCGGCTTCGTCAGCGCCCGGCGGCCCTAGCTGCACATCTTGCAGGGACACGGCGTTGCCACCGCCGCCGGTCAACGTGAATAGGTTCAGCAAGAACCTATACCACTCGCGCGACATCAACCCTGTGCGGTCGTCAATAATTGGGACGCGCGGCGGAGGGATATTGGTGATGTTTGGCGGGCTAGGCACGGGTAGGACTCGCAAGCAATTCGGCGGCGGTAATGAAAATCTTGACGGGATCGGTGCCGGACACCTCATAAACCCGGTCGCGTATTTTCATCGTCATACCCAGCCGGCGCCAAATGGTTCGGTAGCCGTGGGCGCCGATACGGCCCATAGACCGCCAATGCTCATTGGACCATGTGTGCCCGCCGTCGTCGGACCAACGAAGCATGACCTGCGGGTCTTCACCCTGGCCGCTGTTTAACCCTACGCCCGTTTCACATTCCAGTTGCAGCATGTGGTGAGAAGATCGAAAGGTGTTGTCGGCGCCGGGCGGCATAGCGCGCCAGGACCGCAACCAACGCTGCACGGCGCCGTTGTCGGCGTACACGTCAAGGTCAAAAGCGTACAGGTTGCCGTTTTCGTAATCACCAATGACAATCTCGTCGCCAAACGCCATCTGGCAGTTGCCGCGGTGCCGGGTAAATTCGCCGTCAACCCACCCCGCGCGCTCGTGCCAAGCCTGGGTCGCCACGTCATAAACCCAAGTCGCGTTAGCCGAAGGGAACACCAGCACATAGAAAGCGTGGCCGTCCTGCTGGTATGTGTAGCCTATGGCGTCCGATAAGTCGCCGTACTGCTGTATTTGCCATTCAATTGCGTGGGTCGAAATGCGCGTCCCGGTGTAACCGTTGGCGCGGTACACAATGCCGCGCCCGCGGGCGTCGGAGCCTAGCCAAAACAAGCCGTTGTCTAGCTTGGCGACCGAATACGCAGCGGCGCAGCCTATTTCGTTGAACGCACCCTGTACCCGCGTGAGCGGGAAATCAGCTTCGCCGGAGTCATACCAGACCTCAACCGAATTGGCCCCAAACACCCATACCTCGCGGTGATCCACGATAATAGCCACTACGCCGTCCGGCGAGCCTTCAGCGCTGGCAAAATCAAGAGGGTCAACTGACGTACCGTCTAACAGGCTCGTAACCCATATTTTTTGGCTGTTGGGCTCGTTGAACACGAAATAGCCGTCCAGAAACCCGACGGACCCCGCGCCGGGAAAATCGGGGTCGGTTATGGGCGCAAATACGCTTGTGCTGGCGTTGTATATGAAGCTAGGCCCGTTAGAGGCAATAAAAAGCTGCGTTCCGTTGTCCGACATAGAAACAGGGCCGGTGCCTGTGACAGACCCTAGCATGGTAGCCGACCACGACGTATTCACGCGATATAGCGCGGTGCCTGACACCACATAACCGTAAGCGCCGAATTGCCACACGCCGCGAATAGGCCCGGTGCCTACGGTCGCCAGCAAACGCAGACCGGGCGCGCGGCTCAGGAACGCGGGCTCGTTGCCGCCCTCTGGTACAATCTCGGGAAACAGGTTCACCATGCGGCTGTCGGCAGCGTTGACGCTCCGAGCCACATACGTTCCGCCGAGTATCGGCGTCTTCATTAGTAATTCCCGGCGAAGATGTTGTAACGCTGACGAGTGCCAACGATACTGTATGGCAGCGCCATAACGTCGCAGGGATTGTTCACGCGCTTGAGGTTGCGCTTCGATGTCATGGCAATGCGCTTCACCTGGGGCGACGGCTCAACACCAAACTCAGGCGCCATCTCGCAAGCCAGATTGTACCGAAAACAGCGCAGGTAGCCGGGCGGGAACGCCAAGGTGGTTGCCAGATTGACCGGCTGCGTCAATTCCTCGATGGACACAAAATGAAACTCGATGGACCGAAGCGGGACCGGATAGACGTACATTTCAATGTCCGGGTAGGTCATATTGACCCACATGACTTGTGGAAATGAACTGGTGACGGTTTTGACCGCGATCCCGTTATACTGCTGCTGGTTGATAATCTTGATGCCGTATGAAATGCCGGACGCGGGGTCGCGGAAGAATGTGCTGTCGTCCAGCGCAACAGGCCGGATACCAGAAAAGGTGCCGGACGGCCCGAGGGTACGCGAAATCACGCCTGGCGGCCAAGTGAAA